AGGTATATTTGTTGCAAGTACAATACATAGAGAACAATTAAGGTTTGCAGGATTTGAAGCACCTATTCATGTTGTATCATTACCAATACATTTAAAAGCAACTAGAAATAAGTTACACAATAGTACAACAAAAAAGAATGTTGTCTTATTCAGTAGCCGTTTAGATAAGGAGAAGAATCCATACTTTATGTTGCAGGTAGCAGAACAATTTCTAGAAACACACCCTGATTGGGAATGGCATCTAACTACCTCAGGCAAGGAATTTAGAAGTAGCCTACCAAATATAGTAAAGGAACTATATGCGTATAGCGTAATACAACCTAGATTTAAACTATTAGCTAATTTAACTAAAGAAGAATACTATAATGAATTGGCAGAATGTAAAATACAATTTAACTCCTCATTGCAGGATTATGTTAGTTGGACTGTTATTGAGGCTACAATCTTTGGTGCGGATATTGTGTATCCAAACTTTAGAAGTTTCAAGGAGTTTATACCTAAGGACAGATTATATACTCCTTTTGATTGCACAAATGCAGTACAAGTAATAGAAAATGCCATTAGTAATTTAAGAGAACATCCTGAAATAGGATACAAGTCCGACCTAGGCAGAAGGTTAGAAGGTTACATAATGGCTACTGATTACGAAGGAGCAGAACTAAACATTTGGCACGAGGAAGCATACATTTTAAATTTACTATATGATAATTGAGAAAAAATATCACTTTTATGCCGCACATAGAAATAAGAACGCAGGAGAAAAATGTGGCAGAATACATGGTCATACCTATAATGTAGTATGCCATTTTAAGTTTAATGAAATGAAGGATGGAGTTACTATGTTATTTTCAGACATTGATAAGGTAGTTGAACCAATCATAAAACAATACGACCATCACTTTCTTTTGTTTAGAGAAGATAGTTTATGTGATGTATTGAATATGGCTAACGAACCTTTCATTGAACTACCTTTTGAAACAAGTGCAGAGTGTGATGTATTGAATATGGCTAACGAACCTTTCATTGAACTACCTTTTGAAACAAGTGCAGAGAATATGGCTATATGGATATTTAATCAAATCAAAACTCATTTGCCAATAGTTAAGATAGAATTGGCAGAAACAAAATCAAGTAATGTAATATATGAAATTGGCAGTTAGCGAAGTATTTTACTCAATACAAGGAGAAGGTAAGACAACAGGATTTCCTGCAGTATTTGTACGACTAGCAGGTTGTAACTTAATGTGTGGAGGCAAGGGAACTGAAAAGGATGGCAAATTACACGATGGTGCAACATGGAGATGCGATAGTATTGAGGTATGGATAAAAGGTAAAAGCAAACCTTACGCAGAAATACTACCTATTGAATGTCAGGAAGCAATTAGAAATGGAGCAAATGTTATCATAACAGGAGGAGAGCCAATGCTTCAGCAAAAGAATATAGAAGGCTTCATACAATACATAGTAGAACAAATAAACGATTTTCCTTTTATTGAGATAGAAACAAACGGAACTATCATGCCTAATAATGATATGTTAAACTTAGTAGACCAATGGAATGTATCGCCTAAACTAGCCAATAGTGGTATGCCATTAAAAGATAGAATAAACGAGGAGGTTTTAACTAAACTATCTAAATACAACACACAATTTAAGTTTGTTGTTTCAAGCAGACAAGATTGGGAGGAGATTAAGGCAATTAATGGTATAGACAAATCATTAATTACTTTGATGCCTGCAGGTAGTAACCAAGAAGAACTAAAAGAAACAAAGGAACTAGTTGCAGAATTATGCAAAGAAAACTATTTAAGATTAACTAACCGATTACATATTGATATATGGAACAAGAAAACAGGAGTATAAGAGAATACCAAGAAGGCAGTCCTGAATGGCATTTTCAAAGTATTTTAGGACAATTAGGAGAAAATCCGCAAAGAGAAGGGTTACAAGAGACACCTAAAAGGTATATAAAGTTTATGAGGGAGTTCCTTGAACCAAAGGAATTTAACTTTACTAGCTTTGATGCCGAAGGTACGGATGAAATGATAGTGCAAAGCAACATTCCTTTCTATTCCTTATGCGAACACCACACCGCACCATTCTTTGGAACAGGAGTTATTGCTTACATACCTGATAAAAAGATAGTAGGTCTAAGTAAATTGGCTAGAACTTTAGACCTTTTTGCAAATAGATTTCAAAACCAAGAAAGGATAACAAGCCAAGTGGCTATGAAAATATGGGAAGAACTAAGCCCAAGAGGAGTAGCAGTTAGCCTAAAAGCACAACACCTTTGTATGTGTATGCGAGGAGTTAAGAAGCACGACACATGGACTACAACTACCAAACTATTAGGAGTATTCAAAGAGGATGACAAAGCTAGGGCAGAATTTCTTAGATACATCTAAAACAGAACAATAACAGAATGAGCAAAGAACATTTGATACCATTTAAAAAAGGGCAAAGTGGCAATCCAAAAGGTCGCCCAAGAAAGTATGTCAGCCTTTTAAAGGAGCAAGGATACAAAGTGAGTGAAGTAAATGATGCCATTCAAGCAATGATGTCTATGACCTTTGATGAGTTAAAGGAAGTATATAATGATGAGAGTGCAACCATATTAGAAAAAACTATTGCCAATGCTATGAAGAAGTCTTTGGAGAAGGGCAGTCTTTACTCATTAGACACCCTTTTAACGAGGGTATATGGCAAACCTAGGGAAACTATCGACACGAACAATAAAACCGAACTAAAGGGCAAAATAGAGGTAGTAGTGAGCAGAAGCGAAATTCCTTTATCAAACCGAGAAACGGATGTAGATGTTAGCAGATAATCAACTATTCAAAACTAGCGTTGTTTTTGAAAGCAACCGCAATTCATTGGCTGACATTGTTGTCAATCAGGGAGGCACATCAAGCGGTAAGACCTATAGTATCTTGCAGAACCTTTTCCTTCATGCCATTGAGGATGATAACCAAGTGATAACAATAGTAGGGCAGGATATTCCTAACTTAAAGGTAGGTGCGTTAAGAGATGCCCAAACAATACTAGAACATTCCGAAATACTGCAGGAGTTTATAGCTGACTATAACAAAAGCGATAGGATTTACTATTTCGTAAATGGTTCTATAATGGAGTTTAAAAGCTACGAGGATGCTCAGGATGCTAAGTCAGGTAAAAGGGATTACCTATTCATTAACGAAGCCAATGGTATCACTAAGGAGATATTTGATGAATTGTATATCCGTACTAAGCGTAAGACCTATGTGGATTACAACCCTAACATAGAATTTTGGGTGCACCACGAACTAATAGGTAAGCCTCATGTGCAACTAATTATTAGTGACCACAGGCACAACCCTTTCCTTGATGATAAAATACACGAGAAGATAGAAGCGATTGAGGATGCAGAATTGTGGAAGGTATATGCTAGAGGATTGACAGGTAAATTGGAATCTTTTGAATGTTAAGATTTCGGACAGGATGCGAGAATTGTCAGTAGCAGGAAGAATCATTGCAGATTCCGCAGAGCCTAAAAGTATCTCGGAGTTGCAAAATTACGGATGGATGGTAGAACCTGCCTCAAAGGGAAGGGATAGTATTAAGCAATCAATCAATGTGCTTAAACGCTACAAATTGAACGTAACACAAAGAAGCCACAACCTAAAGAAAGAACTTAATAACTATAAATGGAAGCAAAATAGGGATGGAAGGCTTGAAAACGAGCCTGTGGACTTCCTTAACCATAGTATAGATGCGGTGCGATATGTGTGCTTAAATGCCCTAAACAATGTATCTGAGGGCAGATATAGCTTTGTTTAAGCTATTGTAAATCAATAAGTTATACTTTTTTGGAACTTTTTGGTGCTTTTAGGCAAGACCTATGGCATTTCTATCTAATTTTAAGATATAAATAAAAACCTATATTTTATGAACATCAAAAAATTAGAACAAGACAATGTATTAGTTAATTCCTCAGTACAAAGCCTAAGCGAATTGACAGGATTAAAAACTATTTCAAGCAAGTCTAAGGCAATTATTTGCGAGGATGAAATAGTAAATGTAGTTAGTAATGCCTATGCTCACTTACCTAATGAGAATTTTTTCTTAGCGGTAGAGGAGAAGTTAATCAATGCAGACATTAAGTATTTAACTAGGTCTATTAATAATAACAATAGGCAGTTTGCAGTTGATTACATATTAGAGGATGAAAGCTACCATGTAAATGTAAAAAACAAAGCAGACAAAATCAAGCCAATGCTTAGGTTTGTAAATAGCTATGATGGCTCTTGCAAAACCACAGGCAATTTTGGTTTCTTTAGAGAAGTTTGCTCTAATGGTTTGCACGTTAGCCAAATTGATATAGGCTTCTCGGTTAAGCATATTGGGCAGATAGCTGAGGTGGTATTACCTAAGATGGATGAAATTATAGAAGTATTTATGAAAAACGAATACTATGAAATCCAAAAGAAATTTGAGGTATTAGCAGAAAGACCTATATATGATTTAGAGGAATTTGTGCAAATAACTGCAGAGCATTCCAACTTATTTAAGTTTGAAACAAGCGAAAAGAACCCTGAACCTAGCAAAAAGGCTCTTAGCGTAATGGAAATTATCCAAAATGAAGCTCAAAACCTAGGGGTTGCTCCTAATATGTGGCTAGGATACAATGCTTTTAACGAGGTCTTACATAGTATGAATATGAGAAATTTCGATGTCAAGAGAAAAATTGATGCAGAAATAT